GTTTAAAATAATTCTTTCCATACAAATCAATATCCTTTGTTATTTCATGTTTTATAGCTGTTCCAATATCTGATACATTTGTTCTGTTTAATTCACCAAATGTATTTATTATATCATCAATAATCTTAACTAGTCCATAATTAATCTTAATTAGTTCATCAATTATATTTTTGTTTTTTTGAAATACTAATACATTACATTCGGGATGTATCAGATCAAAAACTACTTTTTTTTCTTTTTTAGGCATTTCAGGCATTTTATATACCTTATTATAGTATTATATTACGAAAATAATACTAATAATTATTATTATTATTATTATTATTATTATTATTATTTAAGTCTCTTTGGTACTATAGCACAGTACATAGCATATGCTATAATCTATTATAGCATATGCTATAATCTATTATAATCTATTATAATATTATAATACTGAATTAAATGACATCTAAATTATTAAATCTTGATATTTTGAATGATAAAAAAGAATTAACAGACCCATCTACTGTAACATTTGAAATGCAATTAAAAAAATTACATAAGCGTATCAGCGATTTAAATAAACAGCGTATCAAAGAATGTATATATACACCACCATCATTCATATTTGGACAACCTCTATATGATATTAATGAAATGTTACAATATTTATATGATAGTTTAGTAGATAATGGATTAAAAGTAGAGCCTTATGATAATAATTCAATTTATATATCATGGAAAAAAGAGGATTTAAACATGAATGCATACAATTATCAAATAAATTCAAAAGAAAAAGATATAAGAGATTCGATGGCTATAATCGAAAAACCTGTAATTAGTACTGTTAAGAAAGGGTCAACTGTTTCAACTACAACAAATTTTCAAACTTTCGTTAAAGTAAATCATAAGGGTACAAACATAAAAGATTATCTTCCGATTAATATTGGGGGAACCAAGGTTCCCCCGTAGTACCCCACCAAAAATTTACTTAAAAGTTATTTAATTTAAAATACTTTATATCTTCGCATTTTAACATTACTTATTATCTTCTATGCCAGCAGGACTTCTTACGCTTGACAAATTCTTCTCACATTTTCCAAAACTTGAAATAACTCGTGAAGAATTTACAAGAAAATTAATTGTGACATACAAAGGAAATCCAACATTGTATGACATATTTAATTTCAAGGAGTCAGGTGTTAAGATAATTAAGAGTGAATCTGATCCGCGATACATAAACAGAGACCGGATAATTGACTATTTTTATGATATTATAGTTGTTCATAGATATGAATATCTTGAAAATTTCTATCATGCATATTTTGAATTTCCAAATCCAAATTCTATGAAATGGGACGAATCAGATGGTGTAGATATTATCCATAAAACTAGTAAAGGACACAATAAGATTGTTGAATACTTAAAATCTAATAAAGAATGGTTGCAATCAGTTGATAGGTATATTAGTGATGATTCACTTGATTCAACTCAAAATATCTTAAAAGTTTTCGACAAAATGCTTGATGTAGATAAACTTGTTATTAGTTTACAGAAGAATGATAATTCTAGACGAATGGTTAGAAATTTAAATTATCTTGAAATATTGCATACGACATCTGTTATTAATACTTGTAAAAGCAAAACATCTTTCTGGGAATCGATAATGGATATTTATAATAAACTTATTCTTGCTGATAGAATGTTTGCACCATCAAGTATTGCTCAATTTTTTGAAAAGAAGAATCTTCAAAATGAATTAAACTACAATGCATTCTTTTACTTATTTCAAGGTTATCAACCAAAAGCATCAATCTTAAATCCATATACAATAAATTGGTTACTAAAAAATAAATTACAACCACTAGATAAATCACTAAATAAATCACTAGATAAATCACTAAATACACTAAAAAATGGAACAAATAGTAGTAAAAGATTGTTAACACCAGTGTTAAGTTGGTGTTCCTACATAATCGCATTTATGCACACAGATTGGACTGATTATGTTGGAATCGATGTAATTCCAGATGTTATAGATAGGACAAAGTTCGTGTATGATTATTACAGAGAGAAAAATTATGGTATAGATCCGATGAATAAAACTATAGATCTATACTGTAAACCATCTGAAAGTTTACTCAATGATAAAGTGTTTATAGGAAAATATAAAGAGTATTTTGATACTATACTCTTATGTCCTCCATATTACAATATGGAGATTTACAAAGATGGAGAACAATCAACAAAATTATATAAGACTTACAATGAATGGTTAGATAAATATTGGGAAAATACTGTTGCTATGTGTTCTATCGTTTTGGCAAAAGGTGGTAAATTTGCCTTTATTGTCAACAATTATCATACACTTGCTGGTGATCACTATGACCTCATATCTGATTTAAATCTTATTGCAATGAAGTATTTTACTCTTATTGATGTTATTCAATTACATAATAGAGGTTCTCCATTGAGAATGAATCACAAAGACAGAACAGAAATGTTGTTTATTTGGACCAATTCTCCATAAGGCCTTTATAGTCTTTTTAAATACACATAGTTAAATGATTCTTTCCAAATGTCACTGATTTAATTGCTATAGATGGCATAGATGATATTAGTTTCATTTCTTTGCGTATTTCATTAGCTCTTTCAGAATCGAACATATCACCCATTCCATTAGCTGTAAAAAATGCATCACAATGATTATCTTGAGATTCTTGAAGTTCTTTAAGACGAACAATTGATGTAATTTCGACAAACGCATATTTTGTATAGTCACTACTGAACCCATGATTAATTCTTTCAGTACAAAACTGTATTTGTTTTTGTACGTTGTCAGGCATATTTTCAGGCAATGGCTGAAATATCGACATGTAATTGTCGATTTCATAGACAAAAACTTTAATTATATCATCTGGATGAACTCTTATTTCATGAAACATAAACAGCACATAAGGAATATAGTGCGTACCCTTCTGAAGAATATACCATTCTGATCCACCAACAGAAATTCTAATATCTGAAATAAGATCAACTGCATGATGACGTTCTGGATAGAGGCTTTTATATTGTAGTGGCTTACGAACTAGAAATCCATTATCGATATAAGAGCGTATAAATTCAGGAATATTTCTGGTATCTAGTTGCATTCTTTATTATTGCTTTGAGTATTATTTGCTATGAATATTTTTTTATTTTTTTGCTTTGAGTGTATTATTTAAGACTTGGAGTTTCCAAAAAGTTATCATAATGTTTATTCCAAGGCCATTGTTTAAGAGCCAAAAGAATTGGGTAAGAGTCTTTAACAGTTTCCCACTCACCTCCTGTCAAATATGTTTGACTGCGACCTTTAATGAAATGGAGATTTTGTCCACCAGTTGTAGATCTAGTATCACGAGAGAAACTATTTGTAATAGTACTATTAGTTAATGAGCATAATCCAAATGCTCCAGTGGGATCAAGATGCCCATATGCATAACAATTAGTTATTGCCATTTTTAAAAGGTTTGTGTTAGATTGTCCGGCGATACCATAAGATCCGCTAGTAATGTATCCAGTTGTGTAAGAATTTGACACTGTAACAGCAGGTGTCACGTTTCCAGGTGCAACTCCAAGAATGCCATAAGAATCATTAAGAATATTTCCGTGGACAACACAACCGTCAATCACCAAAATTGCATTGGTCAAACTGTATGTTACGGTGTCAGTTAAATGGAAATAATCAGATGCACAAATTCCAGCACAGTCTGCACCGGCCAGTTCAGTTTTAACTACACAGTTTTTAATATTAAGAGTTACATTAAATGTAAGTGTATGTGTATTAAGTCCTACAACATTAGAGTAAAGTGGTGAATATCCAACAATGCCTCCGCAACTGTTTGTACTGGTATTGAGCATTTTGCCGACAAATTCACAGTCATTTATAGTTATTGATTGAGTAATTGTTTGGTCTACATCAATGGTGTAAGACTGATGACCAAGACCTTCACCAACTATACCTCCTCCGCAAGAATTATTGACAATGTCACCTTCGAATTTGCATCTTTCAATAATGACAACATTTGTGTCGGAACCAGAAAGAGTATCAATATATCCAGTATGTTGGCCACAAATACCACCACCATAACTACCATACAATGTACCTTTCGATTTACAATCTTTTACGGTAATAGTTCCATAAGATTGAGATCCAACAATTCCTCCAGCACTTGCATCATTAATGTTTCCATAATGGGAACAGTGCTCTATAGTAAAAGCAGTACATGAAAATGAACATATACCTGCTCCAGCTAAAAGTTGCGAAGTGTTATTATTTGGATTAATAGTTCCAACACTTCCGTGATTTTCACAGTGTCTAACAGTAAATGTATTACAATTAGATCCACAAATACCAGCAGAGCCATTAATTCCAAGATGCCCCTCACTCTTACTATGTTCAACAACGAAATTAAAACATCCTGCTCCACAAATACCAGCAGAACCACCGAATTGTAATTCGTTACTTAAAACAAGTCCCTCATGTTTGCAGTGTTTGGCAGTAAAGTGAGAGCATTGTGGTCCGCAAATTCCTCCAGAACCTCCTCCGTTGACAATTCCTTTATGTGTGCAATTTTCAACAGTAAAATATACACTTGCATTACTTGAACCAACAACACCAATAATAATACCTCCTGCACTATCGTGTGTATCCATCTTAACTGTCAAGTTCTTAACAGTAACATAGTTTGTTGATGTTCCTGTGCACAGGAACAATCCGTTTGATGCTTGTGCATTATTAATAGTTTCGATAGTAATTGTATGACCTTTACCATCAAACTCATATCCGTTACCAGTTGCGAATCCTAAAGTAATATACGCAGTATAAGTAGAATTAAACCACTTAATATCCTTTTCTAACGAATACTTTCCATTCTTGTAACTAATACCATCTATTTCGCCGTTTTGGGCTAATCCAGAGACGTCCATTTTTCTTGTGTATATAATTACATAATATTTTTGGGGGGACAGCTGTCCCCCATAACCCCCTCGCTTCGGAACATGAGGGAAAGTGCTGTCCCTATAGCCCCTCGCTTAGAAATATTCTGGTTGGTTTTTGGAACAATTGTTCTATAGTTCTCTTGCATATAAGATAATAGACCTATATAAAAGAATAAAAAGTACAAAGTAAGTATATTCATGATAGCATAGATATTCAGGACTATACTTTGCAATGTTCTAAAAAAGAAAATAGGTTATCCATAAGCCACTGAAATGCCAACAGTATATGGAGCTCTGTCAGACCAGTTGAGTGTGCATGATTTTAAATCTCTAAACCATTGTCTAAGTTCAGTAAAATTCTTTGGCATGTTTGGATTAACTCTTTCGTCAAAAAGCATATTATATTTACTTTTACATTGCTTATCGATAGGGTCTGAGCCCAATAAATTATACAAATTTCCATTATATTCGACAACAAAATCAGTATTATCAGTATTAATACGTGAATCGCTAGAAGAGTCTTGAACGTTCATGACATCATAAAGAATATATTTTATCGCATCTTCAATATTTCTATATTTATTCTGATAATATAGCCAATTTATATGATCTGTACCATTAACATAATAATATTTTTGCATATCGGTAGATAATTTTATTAGTTGATAACTTTCACGCATAGAGGGGAGTTCTAACACATTATAAGAAGCAATAAATTCTTTGAGATCATTTAAACTCTCAAAAGTCTTAAGATCTAAAGGAACATCTTCATGATCATATGCACGAAACCATAAATGTCCATCTTTTTCATAAACATAATAATGACTATCAGTATCTTCACTATCTTCAACAGACATATTAATATGGTGCGTATTCAATATGTCATTCATAATATATTGTACTGCATTAATTTTAGAATCGAATATTTTTTGCTTATGTATTGATTCTTCTGATTCTTCTGAGTATGTTGAAATCTGATTGACAGCATATTTTTCAGTATTTTCAGGCATTTACTTTTAGTTATATTGATAAAATTAAAAATAAAAATTTTAAGCATTTTTTAGAAGATTAAATTATAATCATATTATCTTGTTTATTTATTTATAATGAATATGTATATAGATTATGACAGATACTTTTATCCGAAAGTTTTATTTAGTTTCGATGAATTAAAATTTCCAGATCAGTTTGGAAATTCCTTATCAATAATTTTATTACAATTGACAAGTTATTATAAAAACGAATATATAAAAGAAAATCCACAATATAAAAATTGTAAAGTGTGGTCTTACGACTTTATAAAAAATAACATTCATAAATATTCTAATAATATTTGTGATGATTTATTAGAATGTCTATTAAGTTTAGATATTGTAAAACATAAAAAAGAGACTTTTCAGATAAAGAATAAATATTTGAATACATCTGATAATTTAATTACAAAAAATGAAAATATTCTCTATTAAATACTGTTTGTTATAAAAAATAAAATAATTTAAAGGAAAGGTATAAAAATGTATCGTTCAGTTGTTGTCCAAATAGGAGATAAGTACAATGTCGCATTTATTAAAAGTAGTCAGACGACGACTGACTACTTTAATAATTTTTCGAAGAACTTATTATCGCAAGAAACATATGAACTCAATGAGGTTAAACTGCTATCAAAGTTTTTGATAGCGAGAGGAATCGCATTTGATGGACAGATCATAATTACTGATTCGATACCAGATTGTTACTTGAATATTAATGATTCAATGAATAGGGAAATAATTGAAATGGTCAACAATGATACAACAACTATTTTCTCTGAAGTTCTATGTTTTTGTAGTTAAAGTGTCTAACACTAATTAAAGAGCTTTTACTTTTAACTTTGTATTATCACTTATAGTAATGAGTCTTATGATCAGTAGTATAAGTCTTATTACAGTTATGATCATAACATTGTGTCCATGTACTATACGACTTTGCGTCATTTCCACAAATCATCCTAATCATATATCTAAAAATCATTCTAATCATGTCAATTATGTCAATCATGTCAATCATTTTAGAAAAAATCACTTCTCTAATTCTGAATGAATATAAAAATCAAAAATTTAATCACATTTTTTTAAGAGATTCAAGCAATTATCTCCAAAAATTTATACTTACAATATATACTTATAATATATACTTATAATATAACATAATAATATCAGTCTCGGCAACTGTAATATCATTTCCAACAACAATAACTTGCTCTGTTGGAAATAACACGTCAAATATATCTGTTGGACAATTCACTGATAGTGCTTATGGAAGCGTCTCTGATTATTCTGCTATTATAAATTGGGGAGATGGGTCTTCACAAGTTGTTGGTACTATATCATTAATCAATAGTATAAATGGATTAATTACAATAACCGGATCACACACTTATTCAAATTCTGGAACATATGCAATTACTGTAATTGCATATAAGAATAATCTTGAATATACTATAATTAATTCTGTTGCGATAGTTAATTCAAGTATATTCTTATTTACAATTACTAATATCACAAATATTAGTAATGGATATCCATTTATTCCTTTTAATATAGAATTATGTTCATTTACATCAAGCAATCCAAGTGACATGATTCAATCATATCAAGCAACTATTGATTATGGTGATGGTAGTCCTGTTGCAACTGCAATCATAACACAGCCCGGCGGTGTTGGTACATCCTTTTTAGTGAATAATAATTATTTGCATACTTATGCAAATGCTGGGACTTATATTTATATTATAACAATCAAAAATCTAACAACCGACTACACTATATATGCACAGGTGCCATACTTATGTAAAACAGCAGGAATTATTGGACCATTAAACGTTTCTCTGAAGCGGTTGTTTCTCATAAAAGCAGATCAAAGCAAATTGCAACGTTTACAAATGTAAATAATCAAAATCAAATAGCTAGTAACTTTAGTGCAGTAGTTATCATAAAAAATAAGAAGTATAATGCAAGCATTAGTGGACAAAATGGTCAGTTTTCTATAAGTATTGATAAAAAATTACGCAAAGGACATCAATATTCAATTAAACTTATATTAACTACTACTGGTGGTGCAAATACGGTAACGCTACGACGTAGATGGCTTATTGATGTTCTCTAAATGGTGGACAGCTGTCCCCCATACCCCCCTTGCTTAGTAAATTTTGGAAGTCTTTGATTGTTTACTATGTTCATAACAAATAACCAAAGCGATGGACAACTCTGGGTACGAAACATCCCCACCAGAATGTTCCTCCGGCGAGGGGGTCATGGGGGACGGAACGTCCCCCATTTAAGAGCCTTTTGGTTTCCACAAACTCTTGAACACTTCTTTCAACGATTCTGCAGAATGTTTTCCGGCAATAATAAGACTGGTACCTTTTAGTGCATATGGCGCACCTAATTTATTAGCAATCTTTAATGCAACACTTTCTTGTTTTTCCTTGTTGTTCTTTAAATGCTCAAAAGTATTACAAGTGTCAATGAAATTTGTCACTTTTGTCCTAACTCCACCAGACGCATCTTGAACGTATGCAGTAACAAAAGAAACATCTGCAAGTTTCTTACTAACTGGAACAAGCATTTTCCCACTTGATGGATTAATAGTTGAAACCATTGAAGCTGTGCCTGTTGGTTGCTTTAATGCCATTACAACTGTTCCTCCACTTTGTTGCTGGCTCTTAATTTGCTGACTCTGCTGGCTTTTAATTTGCTGGCTCTGTTGGCTCTGCTGACTCTTAATTTGTTCTGGGGCTTTCTGGACAAGAGGTTTTGGTACAATCTTTACAACTTTTTGTTGACTTTGTTGATTCTGATGACTTGAGTCTGGTAAACTGTCTGGCATTTCATCAACATCACTTGCGTCGTCGTAATCATCATCATCGTATTGATTTTCTATTTCATCCTCAATATATTCAAGCATTTCATCTATCTTAGATTTTTTCTCTACTAATTCAGTCAAAATCTTTCTGATAGCGGACAATCCTTTATCTAAACTTGCCATAGTAATTTTGTAGAAACTGTATAGTAGTCTATATTGTATACAAACTATATGTTTTTATGTAGTTTTAACATATAATAATAAATCAATAAGCATCAATAATCAAAGATGCAAAGAGGAGATAATGCAAATGAGATAATAAAAAATTTATGGCTCGGTAATGCTATAGCATCGAATGATATTAATTTCCTAAAGAAGAATAATATTAAAGTTATTATTAACTGTACAAAAACATATGACTTTATGGAATCGCTGGATTGGAAAACTATGAAATACAAAATTCCGGTTCATGATAATTTAGAAAAAGAAGAACTGTTTGCAATGATCAACTATTTACGTATTATTGTTCATATAATAAATCATCATTTAAAGAAAGGTGAACCAATACTAGTTCATTGCGCCGCCGGAATGCAAAGATCTGCTATAGTTGTCCTAGCATATCTTTATAAATATTCTGGAAAATCTATATACGACTGCATCGATCTTATGAAAAAGAAACGTCCTATTGTGTTTTATCCTTTAATGAATTTTAAGCCAAGCATATGTGAAGCTTTTAATATATTCTTTTAAGTGTTTTTTAAGTGCTTTTTAAGTGCTTTTTAAGTGCTTTTTAAGTACTTATTAGAAGGCATTTTAGGAAGTACCGTCTAAAAGAATACTATAGTCTGCATCAGTTCTAATATTTTCTGCTAATGTCTTATAAGATCCAACAGGATATTCGTATTTAAGAATTGTGCGTAATTTATCATCTATGTTAAAGTACCATTTATTATCAAGATCTTGAAGAAAATTATCAAATATATACTTATGAATCATTTTAAGTGGGGGACAACTTGGGGGACGTTCGTCCCCCGTAGCCCCCTCGCTGGAGGAACATTCTAGTAGGGAACGAACGTCCCCCATACCCCCCCTACTGGAGGCTACTGATGGTTTTAAAGTTAGTTTTATCTTTTTAGACATTTGTTTAACATAATCAAGATATTCATCATCCCCTTTTCTAATTGCTAATTGAGTATTCTTTTCATCTTTATAATCAGTTGTATAACAATGATCTCTAATATAGAGACTAATATCTGGTGTATCTGGCACATTTGGAGCATCTTTTGTAAATGCAGAAAGAACAGAAAGTTCAGAAAGAACAGAATCCGTAATAATATATGAATCTTTGTATTTCATGTAAATAGAATATCGATTCATTTATTGAATATTTATTGAGTATTTAGTTATTTAAGAATTTAGTGAGTATTTTTTCGTTTTTCTTGTAAAAGATTCTGAAATGTGGTATAACCCAGTTCTTTTTCAGCAAGAATTCCAAGAATTTTAACATATTTCCATATAGTTGATTTTTTCTCTGGAGATAAACTATCCCATATTGATCTAATACTTATAACAAGAGCAAGATCATTTTCTTCAAGATCTTGTGATAAACTTTTATCTGAAAGTCTCTTATCTAATCGACCTAAGAAGAATGTCTCATCATTATTTACTATCTGTTCAGTAACACTTAAACCAGTAGTTCTATCCTTTCCACATATACATTGTTCATAATACATATTTATTGGAATCATAATATTTATTTTCTTTGCATCAGTTAGCATTTCATATTTAATACGCAATTCCTCAAGCTCTTTATGTCTGCCAAGTTCTATTAATGTAGCTTCAAGTTTTGACTTGAACTCGTCTAACTGATGATAAAATCGATTAATAGTTTCCATAACTTCTCGATTTCTTTTTGATTTTTTTTATTTTATATATTTGTAATTAAATTTTTTCTTTATGCACTCTTTCTTAGAATATTCTAGTTATAAGAAAGACAAAGTAAAACAAAATGACTTATATATTAATGCAATGAGACATAATCAAGCTTTGTTGGAAGCATAAGAGGTCCTTTTGATGATCTTGGGATTTCTCCACAAACTTGAGGGTGATTATTATATTCACCTTTTACACATCTACGATAATAATCAACTCTTCTCACATTGTCTCTGCTAGGTTCGCCTATCAATTGTGACTGTCCGGGAAAAATAATACGTTCTACTCTTTGAGGATTACCGAATTCAGGCAAACATATGAATCGTGCTGTTGTTGATCCTTGTGATGATTGACATGCTTTTTCGCGCAAATTTGTTCCCACACCTTGTAACAATGCCGTCTCAAGATCAATAAATTCATTGGATTGTGTTCCGGGGCCAATATAGTGTCCACGGTATGGTCTTGTTGACAACTGAAATTTCTCTCTTGTGTTTGTCGACATGGCTGGAGCAAGAGGTCCAAATGCAGGACCTGCAGTTCCAACAAAAACCATCTTGTCTTGAATATCTGGCTGTTTCTTAATAAGCTCAGACGAAACATACCTATCGACAGATATGTCAGCTCGAGAGTAACAATCATCTTGAGACATTCTTGTCAAATTATTATATGATTTGTTCGAAGTATTTGAAGTGTTCGAAGTATTTGATGAGTTTGAACCTGAGGCATTTGATTGTCTTTGGAAATATCCCTTAAACATTCTTATATGTATAGTGTATATATAGTTGTATATATCTTGTATGAAGAAATAACTTTGTTTAATTAGAATCAATAAATAGTATAGTTGATTTGTCTTTTAATTTCATGTTCCATGCTGATTGAGGCAAAACATCTCCAAGAGAATTGTATAATGTATTTATTTTTGAATTAGGAGATCTAAAGTTATTCAACTTAGACATAACAGATGTTAAACTCTCCTCATACCCACAATCAACAGTTAGTGTTCCATTAACAAACCCAGAAACATTTTCTTTATGTGTTTTAAGAATAAGTTGAGGATAATAGCCCATTTGCCGAATACTATGTAACTAATACACAAATATACTTAATATATGTAAAATGTTTTTAAGTACACTTAATTCATCAAGTATTATATCATTGACAAAATACCTATAACATTCTCCATAATAAATGCTTTTGGAAGATAATAGTTTAAATACTTAACATATTCAGCAAATAATGAGTTTTTAGGATCTTTTGGATCACGCTTTCCTGCTAAACTAAATCCTTGACATGGTGGCCGACCTCCTATAATTATATCAATAACTGGAGGATTATAAAGTTTTTTAAACTCTTCTGGAGATAAAGTTGTAAGATCTGCACATATAGCGTGGTGTGAATAATTTTTACTATAACTAGCAATAGCTGGTTCCCATATATCGATACCTGCAAAAATTTTAAAACCAGCGTCTGTTATCCCTTTTGCTAAGCCACCACACCCACAAAATAAATCTAATACAATACTATTAGAAGACTCAGAAGGCGATTTCCTAAGTTTTAGTTTAATTTTCGACATATTTTTTTACGATTACTAATAATTACTAATAATTACAAAAACAAAATCAACATTTTTTGGGGACGGCACGTCCCCCATACCCCCCCTTGCAAAAGAAATGTCTGTGTGATTCTAAAAAGACGCCCAAAAAAGACGACCAAAAAGATGACCAAAAGACGACCAAAAAGACGACCAAAAAGACGAGAAAACTTTGTGAAACTTTTGTTAAACCTTTTAAAATGCCAGAATTTTGGAGACTCATTTTAAATTTGCTTTTTTGGTTACGATCTCTTAAATTTTTGAAAATACAAAAAAATGTGTGCGGACATCAGAAATCCTGACATCATAAATTTTTCCTGACATGGCTTTTCCAAAGGAAAATTCTTGGAAAAATTTGTCAGGAAAAATTTATGATGTCAGGATTTTTTTTACCATCAAAGTTTAACAAAAAAAGTTTAACAAAAAGCAAAGACAATTGAAGTCATTCACAAAGTACTTACAAAAGTATTACAAAGAAGTAATAATAATCATTAGTAATTAAGAATTAGTAATAAAATTTTTAATCATTTTTTGGTGGGGACAGCTGTCTCTCATATTCTAAAATCCGAAGCGAGGGGGTCATGGGGGACAGCTGTCCCCCGAGTTGTCCCCCAAGGCCGGACTTGACGTATTTGGCGGAATCATTGTGCCACATAAGTATTTTATGATCTTTATGCTTTTGTCGTAATTTTTTTGAAGAAGTACTCCTAAACTTTCAAAATCTATTAAACAATTATAAATAATCCACTCACAATATGGATCTTTTTTGTCTGAGACTTGTCGTTGATAGTCTTCTTTAAACTTTTTTTTGATCAATAATTTGATTTTTTTCCTACGTTCATCTTTAATCTCTTCGTTTTTTATAGTATTCATGACATTCATAGTATTTTCAATAGATTTAATAGGCAGGACAGGAATATCTTCTGCTTTTATTCGCGAATTTTCATCTAGATTGATCATGGATAATATTATTTTCATAATATCTGATCCTAAATTATCTGCATACAATTCCATTTTAATTATTGAACGCAGTTCATCATTCGATTTTACTTTAGTAATATCATGATCTTTTTTATTAATCCAGTAAACTAAACACATTCCTAGTGAAAATATATCAAATTGTATGCTGTGATTCTTTGTCTTTTTCTTGTAACTAGGATCGCAATATATGTATGTTCCACAATGATTAAACTTTTCTCTTACAGTCGGTATTGTAAAATTAAAATCAATTAGCTTTAGTACATGCGTATCTGGATTAATACAGATATTAGTAGGTTTAATATCATAATGTATTATAGATCGTTCTTTTAACCATCTTGCCATTATTCCAAATTGATTAATGAAAAGAGGTACGAAACTGATTCTAGATAAATAAGGTATTGTTTTTGCATATTCGTCAATTGTCGGACCTTCATAAGTCATATTTAATATTATTTTTTCTTTTTCTATGTCTACGACAAGTAACTTTGGAATGAACGGACATGATGAATATCTCAAATACATATATAGTTCATTAATTGTACCATATTCAAATATATTAAGGTATTTTTTTACAGTATTGTCATGACATTTGTATACTTTACCATACGTACCTTCTGCTAAAAATACATCATTATTTGACATACTCTATAACTAAATATTATAACTAAATAAATAATTTAGTGTAATATTTAATAATATTGGAAAATACATTTTTTAATAATAATATAATAGCCTACTAATATACTATCAGAATATAACTATCAGAATATACTAATGTCTGACTTAAATACTGCATTTACAATAACCCCAAATTCAGAAAACTTTAAATTTGTGAAGTTTCAATATCTTAACAGATGCAAAATTATTCCAACACTTATACCAAGACAAACTTATCCAGTGTATTGTTATGATATTAAAGATGGAATGTATAGTCCATCATGTAATATAGCAAAGTCATCACAGAGACATTAAATAACCTAGAGACCCTAGAGACCCTATAAAGACATTAAATAACCTATGAAATTGAACAATTATTATCATTTAAATTATCAACCAATGATGGTTTACCAGCAACTATTGTAGATATGCTACTTCGTAAATCACTATTATCGACATTTAGAGAAATTGTATCATCAATACTTGTATGATTTCTTAATCGTTCTAATTCATGTCTCAGCATTTTCTTTTTCTTATCCTTATTTTTGTAATTTGATAAATATGAGTCGTCATTAATTAAATCAGAAATATCTTTTGCGACTTTTGTAGCAAGGTCAGATGGTAATTGTACACCACCTGTTGAAAACAACATTTGTAAAGATAATCCAACTCTAACTTCTGGCTTATCATATGGAACTCTATTCATATTTTTGTAAACATGAGAAATTAAATATTCAGTATTGTCTTCTAGCAATGACACATAAGCTTCTTTCAACATAGGACTTTTGTAAGTATCATATGCGATGGACTCTGCTGGCTGAACCTGCTGAGTCTGTTGAGTATTTTTCTTCGCAATTTGCTGATTCTGTTGACTCTGCTGATTCAGAGTACTGACAGTGCTAATGGGATTAACGGCAGTAACTGTAGTGACTTGAGATACTTTGTCCATTAATTGTATCTGATATATTGTATTTAGTGTATATACTTTAGTAGTCTTATAATTTTTATATATAAAAAATGTTTTTTTTCTTTGATATTTAAAATATTCAAATATTCAAGCATGTATATTGTTTGCCTTTACAATGTTGATATTTCATACATCACTGGACAACCTATAGTTTATGATCATTCAAAGGTTTTGTGTATGACAGAAGATGAATAGGAAGCAGTTAAAAAATTTTACGAGATCACACTATTGTATCTGTCGAAGCCACAGAGATTTGAGAATAAAACAATTTATTCTGACATATACATATTTTCTGCTCCGTTATCAGCACAAACTGTTAGAATTTATGATTTAAAGGAGAGCATATGCCCACGCAAAACCTTATTTATTAACTGTGATACAGGTATTGTAAAAACAAATGCTAATAACGCACTCGACCTTCCCAGTAATCCATATGCTGAACATATGGATGTTTTTTACGTTAAGCTTATGGACTTTAGAAAGTTGAATCCATGCAAAGGAAAATGGTACAAAAGTGATACTAGCTATTATAATGATTTAACAGAGATTTGTTTTAACTTCTTGATGAAGGAACTACCAAAAGATCCACAAAAAGAGTCACAGAAAGATTCGCAAAAAGATCAACAAAATCCGCCACCTTACACAGAATAATAAGAATAATATGCAATGGACTCTACTGGCTAAACCTGCTTAAGTTTATTGATTAATAGTCCTAATAAAATTAACTGTAGTAACTTGAGATACTTTGTCCCATTAATTGTATCTAATATATTAAATAAAAAATAAAAACAATTTAAGAAAAAATTTGTATACCACTTACTACATACCACACAATGACTGAACAAGTTGTTATTACACTTTCGCAATATCTTTTGCAACTTAAAGAGAAAACATTTACTTGTGATCAAGTAAACGAGTTTGAATTATGTCGGGATCAAGTGCAAGTGACCCAAACTTTTATTGATCTTTTTCAAAAGAACATTCAAAAACAAGTAATATATTACGATCTTACAGATCAGAATCTAAAACGAGAAGCCTTTACAAGTATCAAAAATGTATTGATTAATAATGGATTTTCAATCTCATTTGGACGAAATGGAATTGTTCAAATGAAAAAAAATGGTACTTGTGATGAAGTTGTAGTTACACGATCTGATTTGATGAATAAGGAAAGAATTCTAGAACTTTTGCAGGAAGAGTACAATTATCACAAATTTTATGATACAACAGGCTGGAATGTTATACACGATATTATCCGTGCAACTGGTGCCAAAAAGGATACTAAAAAATGGATCAGTTGTGAATCAAATGTCTATGGGTACAATCTAGGTACCAGAATTATTTCAAAGTATAACGATGGTAATATTGAATACAGAAATGGCATTAATAATATTCCTTATGTGTTTCTCCGTGTTGTTCCACAGACAGCATAAATCGTATATTTAATTATGACATTATTTTTTTCTTTGTAATAATAGTCAATATAAGAATATCTATTTAATATCTATTTAGTATATAATGACGAATGGAATATTATATACTTGATCATTATCCAGAAGATATAGAAGTAATACCATTTTTCCCTTTACAAGCCAGAAATTATATTAAAAAACATGATAAAGTATATTATAATTATTCAAGTAATTATGTGAGTAATTATTCAAGTAATTATTCGAGCAATGATGTGAATGTTAATTTATACATTTTTGATATTACAAAGGATAATCCTGAAAAGATTATAGCGAATATTTTAGAAATCATTAATTTTGTTAAAACGTCATATTCTCTTGAAACGCAAAGATTAAAATCTTTCACGCTCGATCTATATTTAACCCCATTGTTAAAAACATTACCGTCAAAAAATCAAAAGTTAACACGTGAAATGAAAATAGTTAATTCTATAATAACTGATAAGTTTAAGGATAAACTTAAAAAGTTTGATTACAATAAGATAGAAAGGACAATAAATAAGATGAACATAAATAGTGGTGTTACAGAACATTCAACTTCAAAAATAACAATATGGAGAAAATCAGAATGGGACAAAGTATTAATTCATGAATTATTACATTTGTGGAAATTAGAAAAATACCATACATTAGAAATACCAAAAACTATTGGAATTTCAGAAAATTATCCACGATTGCCTGTTGAATTATTTTGTGAACTTCAAACATGGTATTTATATTGCTTATATAATAAGTCTAATTTTTATGAAGAAGTTGAGTATTCATTGTTTAATTTGGCAAAAATACTTAATGTATTCGACATTGAATATTTTAATGATTTTTATGAATGTCGTACTATTATTAATATAAAATGTTCAGTAGAGTTCTATTTTATTTTTAAAGCTATGATACTATATGGCATATTCTTGATGCCTCATGGTAATAACAATACTCATGGTAATAGCAATAATAATAAGCAATTAATGTGGATTATTGATACGACTGCTAATACTAATACTAATAATACTGATACCAGCAACCACATAATTAATAAATTAGTGCATGATGTTGCATATGATAAAATGTTTAATGATAAGATTAATAATTATTTAAGAAATCTTAAGTATTCGTTTAATAATGATAATTATATATATTTTATGCGAAAGAGAATAATAAAATAATAATAAAAGAATAATATATTATACTCTATGAATACAGTTGTAGTTACATTATCGGATGAAGCATATTTTTCAAAAGCAAGACGCACTATTATTGATATTCGTTCGAGAGGAGAATGGACTGGAGAAATTGTATTAATATGTGTTGAGTTTAATCCTCCACGGAATTTTATAGATTTCTATAAAGTTACACCTTTTTGTGTGAAACATATTGATACATCGGCCTTATTAGAAAAATACAAAGAATACAAAGAATGTCAAAAGAAACTAACACGCGATAATAGAGAATTTTCTAAATTAACACAATGGGATAAGTTTTATGTTTTTGATGAATATTTTAAGAAATGGAATAAAGTTATTTATTTTGATGCTGGTTTAAGAGTTCTTGACAAAGTTAAGTATTTATTAGATCTTGATTGTCCGACAGGAGCATTTATGGCACCAGATGATGGAGGATCTCTTACTAATACAGAATTTCGTTTCGGTAATATTATTGATACTGATATAAATTTAGAGGCATCAACTTTATTAATGCAGGAATACTCTCAGAGCACTCAAAGCACTCAGAGCATTTTAAATTCAAGATACTTCCTGAATTGTATTTGGGTATACGATACTACACTACTAATGCTAGAGAGACTACAGAAAACAGATAAAACAGAGAGCGTATTTGAAGAATTAATTCGTACAATGAATAAATATCCAATATGTAAATGTAATGAGATGACAATAATGAATTTATTGTTTACTTTTAAATACAAAGTATGGAAAAGATTTCCAGAATATATCAATACTGATACAGGAAAATCAAAAAAACTATTTGGATGGTCGGAAGTAGCAGAAAAAATTGAGTCTTGGAGAGGTGTTTGTTTCATGAAATATCCGACAACTATTGATTTTGATTGCTAATTAATTAAGGTAATCACAAACGCCTTCTAATCTTTGTTGTGCATATGTAATATGTTGATATGCCTCTATTCTAGAAATTGGCACATTTTCTATCGCATTAACTATATCATCAACAGCTCTTAATATATGCATATGCATATCATTATCATTAACTATGTTAACTATTCCCATTTGTCTATATAATTGTCTTCGTGGAACATTAATAAGTTTAATAATATTGGCTAATCTGACACTTAGATCATTACATATATGGCGTTGCATATTTTGACGTGCATTATTAATATCATTCGCAACATCATTAAGCGCGTTAATCAATTGTAAATCACTTACATCAACATCCATGTCGTCCATAGCATTCATATCACCCATAGCATCGTCATTATCAGAATCAGAATCAATGTCCATGGCTGTTATATAGGTATATAAGTATATAGGTATATAGGTATATAAAGTAGTCTTATATTTTTTTATTTTGAATTATTTATTATTCTTAATAATGTTTCTGATGATGCACTACTTGATGATAAAATTTCTTCCATATTATCAATAGTATGTTCATCAAGTAGTGTGTCATTATAATATCTAGCCAATATTGTGTCTAATTTACTGATATTATTGGTATTATTAGTATTAGACATAAGTATATTACCAATAATTGTATCACCATATACCGATACATAAAAAATATTTGCGCCCTGTTCAATAAGGTAACATATAAAATTATAAGGTTCATTTCCACACATGTTGCACAACACGAAAGTATATTTGTCAAAACAATCATTTTGATCTGCATAATTAAAAACGTATAATAAATACTCAACTATTACTTCATAATCGTCAGTTATTGTAAAGATTAAGTCTTTACACTGAGGATTACTAGTAGATAAGTTCTTAATATCGTTAAATGTGTCTTCTCCATAATTAATATCAAGATTCTTAATAATATTATTGCAATAGAACACTGCTGATTCTCCTGTTGAAAGACATGTGAATATTCTTGCACCACGATACAACAATTGTTCAATAAATTCTAGTGATGTTGAAGAATTATCAGTCGACCAACACTTGTAAGCGTATAAATGTAGAACGACTGTATTTTCATCAAAATGTTCAATTTCGTGATTGTAAAAAGGTAAATATTGTTGAATAATATCCCTCTTAATTTCATTATAATTGTATTTTATTGTGGATGTCGAATTTGATCTTTTAGCACTTTGCATCTTATTTGCTCTGACTAAAAAATAATTAACTAATACTGACATCAGCCAATCAAAGTAAAAAATTTTGATCATTTTTCTGGGGGACGTGCCGTCCCAAAGCTTATTGATGGAGTTTTATTTTTATGGATTTCAGAGAAAAAAATGAAATTTTTTCACCTTGAAAAAAAAATTCATATAATTTTGTATATCAAAATAAAAATAATGTCTTCCCAGTCAACTTCCATGGATACAACAACTGTTAACACAAGTTCTCCTCATTATTATGGATCTGGATCTTCTACTACTGATCAGACAACTCAGTCTTGTCAGCAATCCTGTCAGCAATCCTGTCAGCAATCCTGTCAGCAATCCTGTCAGCCTCAGCAGACAAATCAGCAATCAGCATTCGTTCCTGCATCAACATTTGCCGTTGCACAGCAACAGTCTGACACTCAGCGTCATGCTGAGCGTGTGCAACAACAAACTCTTGCCGTCCAGCAAGCTCTTGAGTCTGCTAAGTCAGCTTATGATCAGAATCCAACAAATTATGTTGGAATTATCGATGTCCCATTGACTTCCTTGCCTTGCAAGGAAGTTCTTACTCAACTTACTAATGCAGGTTATGGTTATCAATACAATTACACAAATGTTAACGGTACAGAGTCATGTACATTGAAGTGCCTTCCTGCTGGATGTTCTCAAACTAGTTCGACTGTGCATGGAGCTCTCAGTAGTTTGTTTTCTGAGCCTATGCGAAGCCGTCGTCGTCGTACTACTCGTGAGCAATCAACTACCACTCCTTCTGTCAGTGGATCAACAGGCTCCTCAGGCTCAGGCTCAGGAAATACTAGGGACAGTCATTTCTATGCACCAATGTACTCAGCATGGACACCATATGGATTTGGATCATATAACCCTTATTATTCTAGTTCAAATTCACGATTGTGGCCTTTTTAATGTCTCTGTTCTTTTGTTCTCCTGATGATTCCTGTTGATTTGTTGTCTTTATTGTAGTTAGAAGTTCGTTTATTAGATTGTTTGTCTAATTAACATTTACTTTGTATAATAATTATATAAAAAGAAGAAATGACTTACTATTATTTAACTTTTGGAATAATATATTACTTTTGTTGGTGATTATGCGACCACAAATATCAACTAGATTACAACTTACTCCAGCTTTAGTATCTCATTCAAACCCTTTATTTTATATATTAGCTATGTTTGAGTCAGGTGTATCATTGATAGGAATGTATTTAGTAGAGTTACCTACAATATTATTATTTTTATCTATTTTAACATTCTTAATTGGATTTAACTTAATTAGTGATATTTCCGATTCTTATTTTAGAATTATTATTGGTTTGATAGTCGTTGATTTAATACTTATTTATAATGCTTACTTATAAAAAAATAACTTAATTAAAATACTTTTAAAAAAAATGAAAAAATATATACTTGAAAAAAAACACTGTAGTATATATATCAGAATAAATAGCTCGTGTAGCACAATTGGTTAGTGCACCACTCTTATAAGGTGGAGGTTGTGGGTTCGATCCCCACCATGAGCACACTTTGGTATCAATGTCCATATGTAGATACATATCTATATATCATTACATATTTTCTGCCATTCATTTCATATAGTACTTTGTCCTTGTAAATATAATGCGAGGTAATAATTTCATTATGATAATCTTTTAATTTGTCAATATCAAAAATATCAACATTTTCAATAACACTGTTTTGTTTAATAAAAAACATTATTAAATTATAACAATGCTTATACATTGTATCAAGATATAATTGATATTTAGCAACTTTTGTAATCTGTTGCATTTCATCATTCAATTGATCATCTGTTTTCTGGACAAAAACATGATCATTACATAATTCATCTTGTGACAATATTAATTTGCTATCGTTTATATGATAATATTTATGCATACCACAATATTCTTTGAATCCATTTTTATAAGTGTTTAAAACTTTTCCACATTTGTCCGTATTTAAATTACATTGTAGTTGTCTTGTGTCTTTGCTTAAGTTGGAAAATAACTGCTTTTGTATGAAATTTAGGATTCTTGTTGTATCACTATTATTAATAATCTCTAATATTAATTTTGCACTTATATCCAGATGTTTTTTTATATCATTAATTACATGAGTTGCTATTCTAGCAACATCTTTATTTAGATCTGTTTCAAATGTCAAATAACATGTATTAGATGCACTACATGCATTAGGATTTTTACGTTCTTTTAGATCTTCTTTGTTCATTATAAAACTTGTATAGTATTTGTAGTCTGTTTTATTTATATATGATTATTGATAAGAGAAAAAATGGGGGACGTGCCATCCATAGCCCCCTTGCCAAGGAATTTGAAGGATCTAATTTATCAAAGAAATCAACAAATAATATTGATAAAAACTCTACAGATAAAAACTCTACAGATAAAAAAACTAATAAGATAGTTGATAGACGACAAAGATTAAAAAATACACAATTAAAAGTTAAAGAT